CTTCGGGAGCATCATTCCACAGCTCGTCCCATTTATCAGTGAGTTTAAGTTTGAAGCTTTCCCATAGTTGGCTCATCTCATCACTTATATTCAAGTTTTTCCACCAGGCACTCATTTTGCCAAAAACCTCTGTAATATCATCCCAGAAATACCATGCGGCTGCAGCAATACCAATGACTACCCAAGTAAGAGGATGTGCTAATAGAGGACCTGCCAAAGCCAACCCCTTCATAATAATGGCAGGCAATACCATCATTCCACCCACCACCGCCGCCATTCTTGCCCAGAAGCCACCTCCCATCTTCCCAATGCCTTTAAACATTTTTGCACCACCAGTAAATGCAGCACCACCAAAGAAGCCTTTGCCCATACCACCACCACCGTCGGAAGCATCTTCTCGCGCCTTTGCTCTTCTAACTTTTTCTCTATCTCTTTTTTCCATTACGAATTCTTTTCTTTTTGACTTTCTCCACCGAACCAATGTTCTACGAATAGCATTTAAGTGTCCAAGCATTTCTTTACAACAACCACCACCTGCACCCATACCACCTTGACCACCTGTCCTTTTGAGTGCAGCAGGGGTAAGTATAGATTTTGATCTAATAGCTCCAGATGGCATAATATTCGCATCACCGGCTAACAATGCATCCATTGCTTCACCTCCGATAATTTTACGCAATTTATCTGGATTTTTCGATATCATCTCTCTTATCTCACCAGGAGTCAATTTCGTCCCTTTACTCTTCCAAGTACCTTCCTTATCACCAGCAAATGTACCTGTATCACCATGTTTAACTAAAGCAGTACCTAGTAGTTTTCCATCACCTGGCTTCATCACCTCAGCTCTTTCTGGTGAATTACCACCACCCATACCACCTTGTCCACCACCTTTGCCACTCATTATCCAAGTAAAGAATTTTTTTTCTTCTGTGCTTCGCTCAGATGCTTGTTTTTGTTGACCATCAATTAAATTTGCTATATGTGGTTCTATATCATCAACAGCAGATGCTTCTTCAGTAAGAGCAGCCATAAACTTTCTAGCATGTTTCTGCATACCAGAAAACATTCCGTACTGTTGCATTTCATCATTCATCATTTTGGCAAAGTTCTTCTGCCCAAGTCCAAACATCTTACCAATTAAGTTTTTCGTGAATCCACTTCCAGGTCCGAAAGCATCATTTAGTCCAGCCTCAATCCTAGATGGATGTTTAGAAGACCCCCAGTTTGCTTGAACGTGTTCAAGATTTTTTCTAACTGAGTTCATTGTAGTCTCAATCAATTTAGCTGCTGCAGCACCTTCCCCACCCATTTCTTTGAGTGCTTCACCCATTTTTTTAGTATTGTCTTTTTGTAACTTAAGTTCTTCCGCTTTCCTTTCTATAGGATCTTCGGCATCACTTTCCCATTGCATAGGTGCTAGTACGCCATTCGCTCCAGGTACCAGTTTATGGTACTGCTCTTTGGTGACAGCATCTTTGAACTCTCTCATGAATTCCCTGATGGTAATTTGAGTATCCTCATTCTCTGCCTTCTCAGCTATGACGGATTTCCCCTTCCATTGGGTGATGCCCTTGATATACTCCAAATGAACCAGCGCATCAGTTGAGTTTTTTCTCATCTTTTCAATATCAGGTCCCCACTTATGCATCATTCCAGATAACGCACGTTGTGATTTAGACATACCAAGAATAAAGTGCTCTGCTGCTTTAGAACTAGCGAATCCAGCAGTTGTTAATCCAGCACTATCTTTTACCGCCTCTTGTAATCCTTCCATACCTGGCAATATTTTATTAGTAACGTTTACTGGTGAACCTTTTTGTCGTTTCTTGTATTTTAAATCTATTCTCCTATTGATTTCATCCTTCCTACGGCCTTGTGTTTGTTTACGATCCATTACTTTAGATATTTTATACAGATGGACTTCTATTTTTTCAAGAGTTGAAAGTGATTTCACTGTTGGTTGTACTACTGCTTTAGCGGCCTTGGCTGTCTCACCTTGGTTTTTGGAATCAGCCTTATCTTTAGTTTTGTTTCTTAGAGCAGAAAGTCCTTTGGCAGCCGCTTGTACACCAAATGCAAGGATGGGAATCTCAGACATGAAACCCTCAAGATGTCCAAGACTATTTCCTAACGCATCCAGACTTTTCTCTTGCATGTATCCAGCCCTGTTAGTTTGAGTTTTAAACTCACTAACCTTATTTCCTACATTTTTAACTTCGTCTATTAGACCTTGTATTTCATTTTTTGCCATCTTTCTAACCCCTTAAGATTATTGTTTCTGTTCTCGCTCTATTCTTTCTTTCTCTTCTTTTAAGAATGCTTGTAATAGTGTCGTATATATTTCCCTTTCCCAGGGTATCAAATTCTCAATATCTGAGATACTCCATTTATGATGATGAATTAATGAAAAATTCGTCCTAATAAAGTTCTCTAGACTGTCATAACCAAATCCTACATTAAAAAATCTTGGAGTCCCTCCAAATGAAGAGTCTCTTTATATCCACAAGTAGTACAGTTGTATTCAACATCGTGTTTAACTGTAGGCATTCCATCAAAGAACTCTCTAATCTTACTAAATTGTTCTTCTGACAAATTGTCAACAAACTCTGACATCTCATTTACATCAAAATCTTGTCCTGCACAGTAGACAACATCACCTTCAAAAACAGTAGTGATATTGGACACTATCATCGCCATCGCCTGTTCTGCTCCATTAGCCTCTGGATTAATCATTTCCATTGTCTTAAACGTTGGATACATCATCTCAACACCAATAGTATCTGTTATATGAATAACCTTAGATAACTCATTTTCAGTATCAATTTTAATATCTCTTAAATCAATGTGAATTAAATTACTTGCTCCACACACCTTTTCTTTATCCTCTTTATCTATATTATTATTACACGTATAGTTTAGGTCTACGGTTTCACCTTTAGACTTTATCCTAAGTTGTAAAAATACCCATTCAATATCAAATGGGGTAGAATCATCAGGATCTAATTTCCCGAACGTGCAATTGGATATAATATCCTTAATTGCATTTTGTATTGCTTCATCTTCTTCACTCTCCGTTGCAATAAGTAATATCTTTTCTTCCTTGACCAGAAATGGTCTGTACTTAATCTTTTCACCAGTCGAAGGTAGTGTTAAATGATAAGTTGGTGTTTCAATCTTCGGCAAAGCCATAATATTCTCCTTTCAATTATTATATAAATTATCTATATCTTTCTGTTATACTACATCAAATATTGGGTCGTACACTGGAGCGATATCGTCAAGATTCTCTTCGTTAGCCGGCAGAGGTCTATTGTCTCTACACTCCTGCTTCCAGTTCTCATATGTAAATGTTACAGTAAACTCTTGTATTTGATCCGTTTGGTCGTACGCCAATGCTATTGGACCTATAGCCATTGGATATGCATTTTTCAGAATAACACCATAAGGTGATTCTGTTAATCCTTTATTCAAGTACTCAATACGAACTTCAGGTGCAACAAAATCATTATAATATGCAAAGTTATGATTATTGTCAGCGTGGATTATATCCATCCAGTTAGTAAAGAATTTTCTAGAACTGTATTGTTCTGTTATCAAGAATGTCATTGTAATTTCTGTGGTTATCATATCAAATGGTCGTTTGATAAGAGGTCCGTATGTTCTCTGGTCTCCAGTTGCAAATGATTTTCCAGGCATCTCAGCAGTCTTACAAAGAAGTTGAACAAAATCTATGTCTGCTACAGGACAATTACTTTTATTTCTTTTAGCTAGTATATTATCTATTCCACCTGCCTGGGGTGTTCCCACTGTTCCAAAAGTTATTTTGTATCTATTGGATGGAGCTGGGTCATTATTCTTTGCGAATTTAGACATTATATGAGTAATAGTGTGACTTTTTCTATTAGAAGAAGCAGATGTTATTAGTTGTGAGTTTTCGGGAATTTGATTTGTAGGTTTACCCTTGTGCATCTTTGAATTCTTGCTTCCTTGTGCTGCAAGAAATCCTTTCATCTGTTCTGCTGTGAGTTGATGTGAATCGGAGTTCTTTTTCCCCATTCCTGAATTACCTATTTCCAATTCCAAGTATTCATCTTCTGCATCCAATGAATTTGCTTCGGCAACATTGGCAGTCATTACACTAGTAGGTCTACCATCTATCATCTTGGTTGGCATTCCTTGCTCATCGAGGAATACTTCCATCCATTCATCCCTGAGTTCATGTGAATCGGAGTTCTTTTTGCCTAATGGTGGATTACCTGCTTCCATGTTCGCTTGATCAAGCTCAGCAGCCACCATCAATACATCCAGTTCATCAATTGGGCTAGTAGGTCTACCACCCACCATCTCTGTTGACATTCCTTCCTCATCTAGGAATACTTCCATCTCAGTATCATCCATCGGCCAAGCATCACCAGTGTGTCTTTGTGTTCCAGATTCCATTCCAGTTACATTACCATAATCAATTGTTTGGGAGGCACCCATACGACTCTGTTGTTCTAATAAAGAATTAGGGGCGCTACCACCACCCTCTAATTTACTTCTTGTGGCAGAAGATGGCATTCCAGTAATTCCTCCTATAGCACCATTTTGAGCACCCCACCCGGCAAAATGACCAAACACATTTAGTAGAGGCATCCCCTTACCAACAATATTGTTTAAAAAACTCATTTATATTCTCCTCATTTGTCGTTTGGCATCTGCCCATACACTCTTTCTCGAAGCACCTTTGAACGCTTCCATTGGTAATAATATAGTGTGTGACCACTCTTCAGGTGGTACTTCAACAATTCTAGACATCACGTGACCGTCTAAGTAATGTTTAAAACTAACTTGTACTTCAGGGAATCTCGATGCACTATTTATTAGATCCCAAGATAATTTCAGTATAGTCTTTTCACTCAATCTTCCAGAATCTTTTCTAAATTTTAATAACTTTCCAAGTAGTCTTTGTCTAATCTGTGGACGTAAATAATGAAAGTTTATTCCATAGAAACCACCAGGAGCAGGACCTACCAGAATAATCAATGGGAACTTATCCCAATATGGTAATGCGTCAGTACCATCACCTTTTGCACTATATCTATATGCATACATTCTACCTACTTTAGGTACTGCCTTTTTCTTATATCTGTCATCTTTTAAAACATTTCTAAACCAATTCTTTGCTTGTGCTTTTGAACCAGAAGATCGTGACTTTGCCTTTGAAGTCAATTGACTTCCCATATCTTTACTGGCCATTCTCCAGGTCTTATCAGTTTTGGGATTCACCAAGCCCCATTGTGCTCCTAACCAACGATATCTATTACCGTCAGATCCTATTTGTATTGTACCTGCTTTTATATTACTTGCCATTACGCATCAACTCTTTTTCCGTTAGTAATTTAAATTCCCATCCCTTTCTTTCACATACCACTCCTGCTGCCTTCCATTTAGCAGAATTCACACCCCACGTCTCCACTTCCCTTAGGTATCGTGGAGTAACTCTTGCCTTCTTAAGTGGTGGTTTAGTCTCCTTTAAAGGCTTAACCTCAATTAAAAATTCTTTTAATTCACCATTCGCTTGTTTTATCTTACACCAAAAATCAGGAAAGTATCTATGTTTCCTACCATCTACTGGACTATAGTATGGAATAATTATTTCTTCACTACTCCATTCAACTATTCTTTTATGAAAGTCACAGTATTTCATAAACTTATATTCCCAACTAGACCTATACACAATCTTAGTTGGGTCACCTTTATATTTAGATGAGTTTTTTATACGATATTTTCCCTTGTATGCCATATAAATATTTATATCACAACTAATAGATTGACACTAAAATGCATAATCCTACATACACATTTACTAATGTTATACCAAAATCACCCAAGGTAATGGAATATCCCATAATTGGTGATGATTTTGAAGCTGATCAGGTAGAACATTATGCCTCATTCTTAGCGTATCAAGTTAGGGAGGTAAGTCAGGCAAGGTTCTTAAGAACATCAACA